GTGTGCACTGGCTTTCGCGGACGCGGAAGTGGATCGCGCAAATTGGCGTCGAAAATAGACGCCTTCATCTGGGCTGTTTCGACAGCATCGAGGCAGCGTCATCGGCCTATGCCGAAGCGGCGGTAAAATATCACGGCGAATTCTCGAGGATCGCATGACCGCCGCGCCCGCGCCGCGCCCGTCGATCGTCGTGCGCCCGATGGACCCGCGCACGGAGACGCCGTACGTCGCGGCCACCTCGGTCGACGCCATCGTCGAGACGCACGGCGGCCGCTTCGCACGCCGAGATGTGTTTCGCGGGATCATGAGCGAGCTCCTGGCCGGCGCCGAGACGAACGTCGCCATCTTCGACGACGACCCCGTCACGATCATGGGCTACGCGGTCTGGTCGGAGGACCGCACGCTCGAGCTGCTCTACTTGCGGGCGAGCCTGTCGCACACGAAGTGCCCGCCCGGCTGCCCGGGATGCTCACAGAGCACGTTTCATGGTCACGTCGGCCGCCGGGTCCACAAGGCGCTCGCCGTCGACTTCGCGCACGCGCTACTCGGCGCGGGGTCGTTCGTCCGCATGCGTCGCAAGCCGCCGCAAGAGTGGGCCTGGAACGCGGTCAAGGCGGGGGGGTACGTGCCGTCGATAGTGCCGGAGGGTTTCTGATGCCGCCGCAGACATTCACGTTCGCCGACCCCGACGAGGCCTGCAAGTACGAGGCCGGAGATCTCGTCATGTTCGCCGCGAAGTTGAGTCGCTGGCGGCGGTTCTGGGCGTGGGTGCGCCGCGGCTTCCGAAAGGCGCCACCGCCGGCAGTGATGACGGTAGTCGGCGTGGACCACGCGACGGGAACGCTGACGATCGAGGACAGGAGCAACTGATGGCACGATTCGAACGCAAGCGACCGCCGCCGCCCCCGCCACCCGCCGGCGAACTCGCACCCGTCCGCAAAGCACTGGGCATTGTCGGCGTGCGCAAGCTTGCGTGCTGGGTGTTGCAACAGCAGTTGGAATCATTCAAGAATCGCGTGATCACCGCAGAGGATCGCGAGTTCGTGATCGAAGCCGTGAAAGCGCTCGTCGCGGGCGAGAAGGTTGCGCGCGCGCCCGGGAAGAGTCTCGACACGCCCGGGCAGCCGTTGCCAGCGCTGGAGCCGAAAGCGTGAGCGAAGGCGATATGTCAATACGTTGACAAGTGCGCCAAAGGAATAGAGAAGCGATGACAGAGTAGCCCGATGAATACGCAGTTCGTCTGGATCGCATCCGCGCCGGAGCCGACCGGGCAATGCGAACTGGCCTGACGCCGCGAAGAGCGGGAGGGAGGCTGGCGACTGCGGGGCCTGCTGACATAGCTGGCGAGAGCCGCCGAGCAAAGACTCGGACGAACCAGCGACCAAAGACGATGAGGTGAATCCTAAGATAGGAGGGTAGAGATGGCTGCGCCAAAGAGCGTTTCGATCTACACGTTGTCGCACCCCGTAACAAAGAAGGTCATGTACGTTGGCCGGACGAACAACCCGGGATTACGGCTACTGAAGCACCTGAGCGGCGAGGCATCGTTCAAGGTACAGTCTTGGGTGTTGGAACTGGCAGCGCAGGGGTTGGCGCCCGAGATGAAAGTGGTCGAGCACGTAACCGAGGACGATGCGGCAAGCGCCGAGCGCATCTGGATCGGTAAGTGCCGTGTTCAGGGGAAGTTGCTGAACGTGTCCGGGATAGGCAACGGTGAACGATGCCGCGACTGGAACGGGCACGTTCGATCGGCCGGTTGGCTGAAGAGAGAGCTGAAGAAACGAGCGGGGTTCTAACGGCGCGTGACCTTCGACGGCAACAAAGTCCGCTCGGTCGCCGTTCTCGTAGGGCAGGGCTACGACTTCCGCGAGTTCGGGCGCCCCGGCAACGGTCCGATCTTCGTGTGGGCAGTCGATGGCGGTTTCGTGGCCGAGACGAGGGGAATCGTCGGCGAGTGGCATCCGGTCGCGCGCATGTCGGCCGTCAACGCAGCTGACGCGTGGTTCGCCGATGGCCTTTGACGGGAACAAGGTAAGGAGCGTCGCCGCGAAGATCCGCAAGGGCGTCATGCATGCCCAGACAGCGATCCGCACGCTCTTGTTCGCCCGCCAGCAGGAGCTGTTCGATTCCGCATTCACGAACCGCCAGACCGCCGCGCTCGCCGGCCGCCGCTCGGGTAAGACCTCGACGATCCTGGCCATCATCGCGCTCGCCGGGTTCTGCGGCTGGAACGTACTCATCGTCTACCCGAACGCCAAGCAAGCGCGCTCGAAGATGCTGGGCAAGTTTGTCCGATTGGCCAAGTTGCTTGGCTTGCGCGTTCACACAAGGATGAGCGATGGCATTGTCGAGCTCGGCCGTGGCGGAGGGACGCTCGAGATCGGATCGGCCCACACGCGTGACGCCATCGACTCCATCCGCGGCGACGGGCTGCACCTGGCCATCATCGACGAGCCGGGCGCGATGGATGACGAGCTGCTGATCTACCTCATGGACGAGGTCGTGGGGCCTCAGCTGCTCGACCACGGCGGGCGATGGGTCATGACGGGCACCCCGTCGCCGGTGCCGATCGGGCGCTGGGCCGAGATCACCGACGAGGTCGCGAATGCCAAGCGCGAGAACGCCGATGCGCGCTGGAACCTCATCATGGGTTGGACGTATCACGACAACCCCGAGCTCAAGGACCCCGAGCGCACCATCGATGCCGAGCTCGCGCGTATGGGCAAGACGCGCGAGTCGGACACATTCAAGCGCGAGTACCTGGCGCAGTCGGTCAGCAACGACAGCGTGCGGCCGTTGCACTGGACCGCGGCCAACGACTACGACGAGCTGCCAGTGACGCCGCCGATCCTGAAGGTCACGGGTGTCGACATCGGTTGGACCGACGAGGACGCGATTGGGACGCTGTATGTGTGGCGCGGGGCGATCTATCTCGTCGAGGAGGAGATACAGGCCCGGCAGACCGACCCACAACTGGCCGCGAAGCTGCGCGAGAACCGGGCCGCGCACAACCCCGACATCCTGGTCGGCGACAGCGCACAGGCGAAATCGATCGCGAACCTGCAAGCCGAGAATCTGCCGATCATCGGCGCGAAGAAGGGCCGCGGGTCGGTCGCTCTCGGCTTGAAGCAGCTCGACGACTTGATGCGTGAGAAACGGTTCTTTGCGAAGCGCGGGTCACGGTTCGTCAGGGACAGCGCGATCATCCAGTGGAAGCAGCCGGGCAAGTCGCTCAAGGAGAAACCTCACAGCAACATCATCCCGGCCGTGCGGTATGCCCTCGACGAGGTCCCGCCGCAGTACCTGCTGCCGCCTCCGCCCACGAAGGCACCGACTATCTTCGATGACCCAATCCTGAAGACGATGATGGTGGATCCGAATGCGGACAGGCCAAATTACGGCTAGATTGGAGGCGCGATGAGCGGAACGATGAAGATCGAGGCGTCCGTTGACGGGAAGAACTGGGCCGAGATCGATGGCGAGTGCGCCGACGGGTGCGGCCACGGACATTACCGGATGACGACGCCGTGGATCGACCTGCGGCGATGGCCGAACCGATTGGCCAGCGTCAATCCGTACTTCGAAGAGACGCCCGAGATGCGAGAACTTCGCGAGCGCCTGGCCGAACTCATGAAGCAGATCGCGGTGCCGCGTTTTTTCATACCCGCGGAAGCCGGAGACGCGATCGCGCGCGCAATGGATGCGGATTACAAGCGGATGGCGTCGACCATCGGCATCGGCGCCATATCGCCCTATGAAAGGAAGGATGAGCGTCCCTGCTATCGCTGCGACGCCCGCGCCGACGTAACCGGGGCCGTGCCGCTGTGCGCGCGGTGCAGGGCGGAGACGTGATGTCGGCACCACGCTGCAAGGACTGCCGTCAGGTCGGCACTACGACGCATCCCGCGTCGCCTGGGTTCTTCTGCTTCGAGGTGCGCCGCAACGACGGCGTGCACGATGCGACGATGGCCGCGCTCCCGAAGCGACTCCGCGAGCGGATTTACCGCTGGAACGAGAAGTTCGACAAGGACGTCAGGGAAATCGGAGGTGTCACATGCCGTTGATCAAAGGCAAGTCCCGCGCTGCGTTCAGCCAGAACATCAAGACAGAAATCGCGGCCGGCAAGCCCCAGAAGCAAGCCGTCGCCATCGCGTACTCCGAGGCCGGCGAGAAGCGGAAGCGCAAGATCGGGCTGGCGAACGCGCTGCGGGGGAAGCGCTCATGATGACCTTCGATGCGCCCACCGCGTCTCCGCATCCTCCATTCGTATCGTTCGAGATCGCCGACGAGCGTGTCCATCGCTACCTCGTCGACTGCTCGGCGCCGCCCGATCTCTTGCGCGGCCAAGCCGTCTGGATCGGCCCGAACCACACCGCGGCGCCCTGCCCGATTCCATGGGGACTGAATCCCTGCGCGACCGACCTGATCTTCGGCTACATCGTCGGCTACGACCCCGCGACGCGGCGGCTGGAGGTCGCGCCGAAGCGATGATCCGCCCTCCCGCCCTCCGCCCGCTCCGTTGCCTCGGCTGCCTACCTGTGAGCCTTCGCCATGGACGACGACCTCGGTGAGCTCGACGACCCCACCGACGTTGACGGGCCGCCCGCCGCGCCCGACATCACCCGCGAGTATGATTGGCTGGCTGTGTTCAACAAAGGCGTCACCGCGGGGCGCGCCGACGTGATCCAGGCGCTCAAGGCGGTCATGGGCGACGGGGACGCCGGACGGGACATCGAGGCGCGAGTGCTGGCACGATTGCTCGAAGCGTCAACCGAACGTCCTTGACCTAACCGACAAGTCAAGCTTTACTTACTCAGCAAGCGCCACAGAGCGACCCGGCGCCTCGGTCCTAGACGGTCTCGCGTGACCTCGTACCAGGCGGTTCGCTCTGTCCGATTCGGTCTCAACCGGGCGCATGGCCCCCGAAGCATTCTGGCGTCAGGACCTCCAAGGCGAGGGCCTGCGACAGGCCGCGTTCAGCTTCGGCGACGGTCTCTGGAACAGCGAGAAGGAGAAGTCTCGCCGCACTGACTTTCTGATCTACGGCTCGCAGTACCTTGGTCGGCCCATCACGAGCCTCGCCGACTTCGAGGAGCGCACCGAGGCGAATTCGACGGGGACCGTCACCGTCGGGCGCACCACGCGCAACATCACGCGCACGCTCGTCGATACCGTCATGTCCCGCGTCGCCAAGAGCGAGACGCGCGTCCAGTACCTCACGAACGGCGGCACCGAGGGCGAGCAGGAGAAGTCCGAAGAGGCGACCGACGCCGCGAACGCGCTGATCGAGCAGACCGGCGGCGAGATCGAGCTTCGCAAGGCCGCGCTGCACGCGTGCGTGTTCGACCTCGGGATCGTCAAGGAGATCGACACGCCCGACGGCCCCGAGTGCGAGCACGTGCCGAGCTGGGAGGTCATGTTTGACCCCGCCGACGCGCACCGCGGGAAGCCGAGCATCCGCGTGCACCGCTTCCCGGCGGACGTCGACGCGCTGATCGTCAAGTTCCTGGCGCCGGTCGAGAACGAGACCCAGGAGCAGTCCGACGCGCGCGAGGAGGCCATCTCGCGGCTCAAGAGCGGCAGCGGGACCGCGCTCGTTACGCCCGACCACACCTCGGACGAGAACCACCGCGTCGTCTACGAGCTCTGGCGCGACCCGATCGGCAAGCGCCCGGGCCGGCACGTCGTGGTGACCGAGTCGGTGCTTCTGGCGACCGACGTGATCCCGCCGACGACCGTCAAGAAGAAGCCCTTCACGTTCTTCGGCTTCAGCGAGCCCATCATCGGCGCCTACCCAACCAGCGTGGCGGCCATCGTCTCGGAACTCCAGCTCGAGATCGACGGCATGAAGACGCGGCGCGGGCAGATCCTGCGCCTCTGCGCGGTCCCGCGCTACGTGATCACCGGGCCCGACGGAGCGAACATCGACACCCAGGTCCGCGGCGGCTCGGATGCCATCGGCGATCTGATTCACGTGCCCGTCGGATCAACGATCCAGCCGCTCGACACCGGCGCCGGCGAGTCGCTCATGGCCCTCCGCCAGGAGGAAGACGCGGCGTGGGCCAAGGGCTTCGAGATGGTCGGGGTGAACCCGAGCAACGCGACCGGGTCGCGCCCCAACGGCCTCAACAGCGCACCGGCGCAGCGCGAGTGGAACGAGATCGCGCAGGACCGGCTCTCCCTGTTCGCGCTCGGTTACCAGCAGGCGCACGTCGACCTCGCGACGCTGCTCCTCGACGGCGTGTCGGACATGCCCGACTACGAGATCAACGTCAAGACCTCGAACGGGCGGTTCCTGCGCAAGATCAAGGTCGCCGACCTGAAGCTCAACACGTCGGACATGGTGCTCGTGCGCTACCCGATCGGCGCGCTGCCGACGACGCCGACGGGCAAGCTCGCGGCCGCTGGTGACTTGCTCCAGATGGGCGGACTCGACAAGGACGACTTCCTGCAGATCGTTCAGCTGCCCGACCTGAAGTCCAAGATCAACATGAAGGAGGCGAGCCGCGACGCGGTCGCGAAGCTCGTCTCGCGCATGATGAAGACGGCCGAGCCGATCGCGCCGCCCGAGTGCATCGAGCCCGTCAGCGCGCTCGAGTACGTGACCTGGAAGTGGCTGACCGGCGTGTCGAGCGAC